ATCGAGGGCGGTGGCGAGATGGGTCAGGGTCTGATGATGGATGTAATGGGTCGACGTCGTGGCGAACTCGCTGTGGCGCATCAGGACTGTGATCCACTGGGCCGGTAAACCCGCCTGGTCTCCCCACGTCGCCAGGCACGAGCGCAGGGCATGGAAATCGACGGTCTCGCCACGGAACTCATCCGGGATGTCGGCGGCTCGGAGGTCGTGCCGCAACATTTCGGCCGAGCGTACCAGCCCCCAGCCTGGGAAACATGGGGCACCATGCGCAAGAGTGGATAGCCAGGGACGGAATTCAGAGGCCAGCCATGTGGGGATGATGATAACCGAGCGCCGGCGATTTTTGGTGCGCCCAACGGCGAACAGGATCGTCATGATAGGGCCAGTGGTATCGAAATGGACAGGGGTAAGCTGCTCGATCTCGGAGCGTCGCAGACCGCAGTAGGCGGCGAGGCAGTAAATGCGGCCGCGGTCAATGCCCGGCGTGCCCATGATGATTGGCCCACGATGGGAGGCGACGATGAGGCGCTGGAACTCGTCGATGGTGAGCGCTCGGCGCCGGATGGACGGGATGGACGGGATGGACCGCACCGTACGAGCGGGACTCCGCACGAGCACATCGGTATCGACGAGATACTGGAGCCAGGATTTGAGGCTCACCAAGTGGGCGTTCGCGGTCCGATGGCTATACCGGCTGGCTGTGCGTAGGGCTAACAGCGCGCTTTCGATGGAGCGCGGTGTCATCTGGGCGATGTGGGTCCACGATGCAGTGTCGAGAATATGGCGAATCCTGGTGACGGTATCGCGGATGTGGCCTTGGGTGACTCCGGATGCCGTGAGATGCTCTCGATATCGGGCGAGGAGGTCATCGAGGAAGGTTTCGGCGATGTCGATGACATCCGCTAGGCCGAGCCTGGCGAGTTGGGAACGGCGCTCGATGATTCGCCAGTATTCCCAGGCGGCCGCGGCATCACGGAAACCGCCCTTGGTTTGTTGTCGCCGGGCCAGGCGGTATTTCAACGTCCATGTGGGCTCTCTGTAGGTGTGACCGTCGTGGGTGCGTCTGCGCCGGTACACTGACGCCACAACTATCTCCGGAGCAAGCGGATGATTTCATCCAGGCGTGCCGCAAGCCCACGCGCTGCTCGAATCATCTCAATGAGGATGGCGGCGCAGAACACCGCAACCGCGGAATGGAAGGCCGGGCTGGGGAGAACGAACCCAGCGAGAATGAGAACGAGGAGGATGGCCGTGAAGTGCCACGCGCAGGGTATTGACGGCGGTTTTTGTGGGATTCCGTATGCTGCACTTACGTTGAACATTTCCCCGCAATTTCCGCACTTTGTCCTAGAATTCATCTGATCTGCCCTGATTTTCAATGGAAAGCGGCACTCCACACACAGGATTTCGAACGTTTTTGGCGTGAATGCTCACGCTTGTTAATCAAATCCATTGGAATTTCGAGAGCCACGGCTGAAACGTAAGGCCAATCTCACGAAATACAAAACTCAACTCCTTACTTGTAAACCAGTTGCAGCAGCATCGGTTCAGATTGTTCTTGACACGATGATTTACTCCGGGCCCTCCCTGCCTTCCATCCATCCAACCATCCTCCTCTGCGCCTTTGCGCTCGAAACGGCGCACGGCGCAGAGGCCTATCCCTTCCCATACACCGCGCCAGCCTCAGCCACCCCCTTGCTCGCCGTCGAACTCTCTCGCCGGACCCTCAGCGCTACCATGAATGCCACCACCCCATCCAGGTCGTAATCGCTCAACCCATCCGACACATCCACCATTTCTCTCAGACACCCACGTTCCATGACCTTCTTGCCCAACGCTCCAATCTCGACCGCATCGGAATCCTGCACATCCATCAATATCCCCTCAGGCCGTATCAGCCAATCCAGGGAAACGTTTAGTAATCGACAGAGATCGACCAATTCACCCACCTTGGGTTTCGCCGTGTTCATGAGGCGATAGATTCGGCTCCTCGATATCCCCAATTTCTCGGCCACGGTCTCCGCAGTCATCCCGGACCTTCGGATGCCGATCATCAACCGTTCCGGGAAAACGTTTCCTCGCTTTCGCTCTCTATTGCCCTGGTCTGCTCGGTCTGCCATTACGTGGCCTCGTTCGTCCAGATACCCGTCTCCATTCCGGAAACTGAAACGTATTATACACGTTTTCATTTTCATTTCACCCATTTTGACCATTCACCGCTATCGCAGTTTCACAAAGCGCGCAATCTGTCACGTTCCGATTTATTCTATTGACATCAAACAGACAATCTTTATACTTTTAGCAATTTGTGGCATTTTTTGAAATTGAAAGGTCCACATGACAGACGTACCATCGAGTTCAGAGCAATGGGTCAAATCACCTGCGGTCGCAAACCATTTCAGGGTTACACAGGCGACCATCTCGCAGTGGCGTAAGAGCCACCGCATTCCCCCCCACGCCGTTCGGCGCATCACCAGCAAGACGATACTGTACGACCTGCCAGCTATCATCAACGCCCTCGAACCCCAGATTGATATCCCAAGTGCCCATGCAAACTGAATCACGATGCCCAACTATGACATCCGGCTCTGCCCACATTTTCCCTACCACCCGAAGCTCCGGAAGCTGCAGGCGAGACTTGGCATCCGCACCCGATATTACCTCGAAGACCTCTGGCTGGCCGTCAGAGTATCTAAACCCGATGGCCTCCTCTCCAATTGGTCCGAGCAGATGGTGGCAGACGCAGCCGGTTTCAGGCCCTCGAAGCGGTGCCCCACGGCATCGGACTTCATCCGCATCTTGCTCGAGGAGCGCTGGCTCGATCGAATTGGCGGTGTCCTGGCCTGCCATGAATGGTCCGAGCATCAGCCCTATGCTGCCGGGATTGCCCGGCGCACGGCAGAACTTGGAGCGCCTAATGGTGCAGAACCGGAACCCAGGCGTCAACAGAGATCATCCCCAAAATCGCCACGACAGGCCTCGGAGTCGGATGGGCAGGGTTCGGGTCGCCCCACAGCCCCGCCAAACCCTGGCGCCTCCATCGCCCAGTCCGGCCCCGAGCCTGTCGAGTACTCCGTGCAGATGGTCCGCTCGCTCCTGGAGGGCGTGGATTTCCGGGCGCCGGACGCTGACCGCCAGGTCCGCACCCGGGTCAACTGCATCGAGCCGCTCCGCCGTCATCTCGACCAGGCGCTGGCAAATCTGGCGGAAACGCAGGTTGACGACCCGCTCGAGGCCATCGCCGGGGAACTGACCCGGCTTGCAAGTGAGAAGTGAACGGTGAACAGTGAACAGTAAAACAGTGAACAGTAAAGCGACCTGGCTGACGACGCGCGACCTCGCTGAGAGGCTACAGGTCTCGCCGCGCACGATCCGGCGGGCAGTACGGGACGGGAAATTCCTGGCGCCGGTATCGCTGCCCGGGGGCCAGCGCTGGAATAGGGCACAGGTCGAGGAGTGGGAACGCCAGAGGTGTGAGCACGTGTTCGAGTTTTACCTGGGTCGATTGAATACCCAGAGGAGCACATCATGCCGATGAGCGTAACGCAACTCCGCCGGATGACGGATTGCCCGTCGCCAAACCAGCGCTGGAGCGGAAAGCTAAAATTAGCTCGGCCCGAAAACTGGAGAGAATTCAAGAGGGGATGATTCTCGCCTGGATTGTCCGGCGGATTCTCCGAATGCTGTAGGAGGTCTTCATGGAACCGAACGAACTGCGCCGTAACCATACTGACCGATATCAGTCCGTGAGTGCTGCGCTCGCCGAGTCCGAGCGGCAGGTCGACCGGTTGGCGACCGCGGTCGAGACGCTCCGGGCCGAGATCGGACAGATGCGGCTCCGGTGTGACCGCCAAACCGTGTGTATCGAGGAGCAATCAAACGTCCTGCGGGAGTGCCATGGGAATTACGCCGCGGTTCATCGGGCGCTGGTTCGCCGGCATCACTGCGATGTCTGCGGCGGCAGCGGGATGAAAATCTCCATCCTGGCTGGCGAGGAGGCGGCGGACCTGTGCGATTGCTGGAATGAGGCCGAGAGCGCGATCGAGACGCTGCCGCCGGGCGAAGTGAACAGTGAAGAGTGAACAGTAAATCCATGATTGACCCGCCCATCCCTCCAGATGAAATCAGCCCGAACGGTCAGACAAGTCGGACGTGTCCGACCGATCCGACGTTGTTGCTCCACGACGATCGGGATGCTTGGGTTCTCTACACCATCGGGTACGGCAATCGCAGCGCCGACGATTTCGATGCGCTGGTACCTCCGGAGGGGTGGCTGATCGATGTTCGCCTGAATCCGTATGGTAGGCCGGAGTTCACGCGGCCCGCCTTGATGGCGAGGTTTGGGACGCGGTATTGGCACCTGCCGAGCCTCGGGAACTCGGCGTACAAAGACCCTGAGGGTCAAACCGTGCTGGCCGATCCTGACCGTGGTATAACGCTGCTCGAGGATCGATTTCTGCTCAGCTCAGTCAACACGATTTTCTGTGCGTGCCTGGATTACCGGGTCTGTCATCGGCTCCTCGTAGCGAGGCTGTTTAAGGATTACATGGCCGCCATGGACCAGCCCATCACCATCGTGCACCTATAGTCATATTTGTTAGGAGGTTTCAATGCCACGCCTGACCCTCGAATTTGGGACGCTGGACAAAATCGACCACGCCCGCATCGCCAGCACTTATGACCGATATCTCCGGGAGATCGTCCGCGATTGCACCGTTCATCCGCACATTGACACGGCCAGGAAACTGAAACTGGCCGTTGCGATGTCCCCCATAAATGAAGCGGGCGAGCTCACGGACATCAATGTCAAGTTCACGTTCACCGTCACGCGGCCTGGCCGCAGCTTCATGTATACCATGATTCCCGGCGAGGAATCCGGCATCGATTTCTCCGTCGCAGCCCCCAGCGACCATCAGGATGAGTGCGACGACCTCATCCAGCGCATTTCTGAGGTCCTGGACGCCGATCCCAAACGTGCCGCTCCGGTACCCCAGCACGGAGAGGTTCCGATGAGCCTGCGGACCCTGCGGGTGTTCGATGGCGAGACGGTAGCGACCCTCTGGGACATGCAGTTGCGGCAACTCGATGCTGATATCCGGGACCGTCAGTTTCTGAAGGCTCCGCGCTCGATGCACTTTGTGCTGCGGTTATCGCCGCAGCTCAGCGACCGCGGGGAGTTGAAGCGCCTGCTGGTCCAATTCTCGACGGCTGTCATGCTCCCCGAGTACAAGACTCCGCCATATCCGGTCCTCCTCGGAGCGGGGGCGGAGCTCCTGTTCCGGCCCGACAGCCCCGCAGAACCTGCCCAAATGACGCTCGCGGAAGCATCCGGCCTGCCGCAAAGCGCAGGCAGGTAAACAATAATCGAGGTAATCATGGGAGCTAATTCCGCGATCGAATGGACCGAAGGCACCTGGAACCCCGTCACTGGCTGCACCAAGATCAGCCCCGGCTGCAAGCACTGCTACGCCGAACGCATGGCCATGCGCCTGCAGGCCATGGGCCAGCCCAACTATGCCAACGGCTTCGAAGTCACTATCCATGACCACATGCTCAAGCGGCCCCTTGTGTGGAAGAAGCCCCAGCGCATCTTTGTCAACTCTATGAGCGACCTCTTCCACAGAGATGTCCCCTTCAGCTTCATCCAGCAAGTGTTTCAGGTCATGAACCGGGCCAACTGGCATCAATACCAAATCCTGACCAAGCGTTCCGAGCGCCTCCTGGAACTCTCCCCGCTTCTCAACTGGCAACCCCACATCTGGATGGGTGTCAGCGTTGAAAACCAGGATTACACCTTCCGGATTGACCACCTTCGCCCCACCGAAGCCCATGTCAAGTTCCTCTCTCTCGAACCGCTCCTCGGCCCACTGCCGCGTCTGGATTTGTCAGGGATCGACTGGGTCATCGTCGGTGGCGAATCGGGCCCTGGCGCTCGCTTGATGGACCCTTCCTGGGTCATGGACATCCGCGACCAGTGCCAAAAGGCCTCCGTCGCCTTCTTCTTCAAGCAATGGGGCGGCGTGCTCAAGAAACGGACTGGGCGGGAACTCGAAGGTCGAACTTGGCACGAAATGCCCGAAGTGATTCATTCTATTCATTCCTTTGTTTAGGAGACCGAACCATGTCAGATAGCCTCCTCCCGGTCCTCGAATTTGTCGCTGGCGAACGCCAGAAATGCGGCACCCCAGTTCCCGTTCACCTTTCGGACGACGATGGCCGCGAATGGCGCGGCCTCAGCTTCAACGGCGTCATCCAGCCGGTGAAACTCTCGAAACCTGAGCGCCACGATTACGATCACCACGTCCGCACCCTCGATGACCTCGGAACCCTGTCCAGGATGTGGGCAGCGTCTGGCGCCGACCTGTCCGTGTGGATTGCCGAGAATCAGGTCATCCTCGCAGCGGGGGCGGCGCTCTGGGACCGTGCCACGTGCGATCTGCCGTACCACCAGAGTTTCAGCACGCTTCAGAACCTCGAAAGCACGCCGGCGCTGCGGGACCAGACGCAGTTCGTCCGCCTTCTCCGGCACACCCTCGCCGGGCGCCTCGATACGTGCCCGGAACTGCTGCCCGCGGTGCGCCAGGTAAAATTCACGAAATCGAGCCAGGTCGAGGGCGACGTGCAGCACGGGATCGAGGCGCTGGGCACTCAACATCGCCTCGAACTCTGCGGGGCGGACCGCATCCCCGAGAGCGTTGTCATTTCGTGCGACGTATATGAGCCGATGGCCCTCAGCCTGGAGGCCCAGGTGGCATGCAGCGTAGACATCGACCTCAATCGCCAGGCGTTCCTGCTGCAGCCGATCCCGGGCGAGATCGACCATGTGAAATGGGTCGGGCTCTGCACCATCCGGGCGAGGCTGGAGGCCATTTTCGCTGAGAACGAAGCCAATATCCCGCCCGCCATTTATTTCGGAAAACCATAGAGCGTCACAGTCCTTGGCCGCAACCTGCAACCTGCAACTTTGAGGATATCCCGATGCCCAGAAAGAAGAAGGTTCCCGTACCTGCCTGCGCCGCGGCAGGCAGGGTAGACGAATCGAAAACCGCGCGGCCCGAACGGCCCCCGCTCCGCGTGATGGACATGCCAACCGAAAAGCTCGATCTCAATCCCTCGAATCCTCGATACCACGATGTCGATAAACCCGAAAATGATTGCGACCTGATAGCCCTCAGCCAAAGTATTGCCGCTGTGGGCGTGCTCCAGCCGGTGATTGTCCGCCGGAAAATCGGGACGTTGGATCGATATGAGATCGTCGCCGGAGAGCGGCGAGTACTCGCCGCCCGCATGGCCGGGCTGGAAACCGTCCCCGCCATCAACATGGAATGCACGGACCGTGACGAGGTTGGGGTGCGATTCGCCGAAAACGCGTTTCGGCGTGACCTGCACCCCCTCGATGAATCGGTTGTCATCCAGCAGATGCTCGACCTCGGCTGGGACCTCAAAACCATCGCCGAACACACCGGCTGGAGTTATCACACGATCCATCGCCGCCTCCATCTGCGCCATCTGGCTGCGTGCTGGAGCTCCGATTGGGTTCCCAAGAACGGGTCCAACGCGCCAGAATCATTCGTAATCCGCCAGATTCGCGTGATGTCCGCCGGGCACATGGAGCTCATTGCGCGGCTTCCCGTGCCGGTCCAGCAGCGGCTCCGGAACTCTGCGGACGGGTGGATCGAACATACGATGAGCCTGTCCGAGACCCAGAAGGTCATCGATACGGAGCTGTGTGCGTTAGATTCGGCTGGCTGGCCCACGGACTCGTCTGACCTCTATCCCGAGGCCGGCCCGTGCACGACCTGCCCCAAAAACTCCCTGAACCAGGAGGTGCTCTTCGCAGACCTCCACGACAATGGGGGCGGTGGCCGGTGTCTCGACCCCGCGTGTTTCGGCCAAAAGCAGCTCCGCTGGGTCAATCTGCAGATCGAGGCCGTGACTGCGAAGGGCGTGGCACCGATCAAGCTCGACACTCGCCACCACTGGATGCGCCACGAGCAGCCGCTCCCGGACGGCCATGATGACGCAGCATTCATTGATAATTTCCAAACGTCTGACAAACCGGAGCGCGGCTTTGTCTCCGGCATCCTGGTAAACGGTCCAGATGCCGGGAAGCAGACGTGGGTCAAACCGTATCCCGAGCGGAAGCGGGCCGCGGAGCGGAAGCGGGCCGCGGATATGAGCCTCAAGGAAAAGCGCGCGGGGCTCGAGGTGCGCCGCGCGAATACCGCCATCTTGCACCTCCGTGAAATTATCGAGGCGCTGCCGGCAGAGCAACTCGAAGCCCATCTCATCATCAGCCTGGCCGCGGTGTTCGGGATGACGCTCGACACGCGCCAGAGTAGAGATACTGAGTATGATGAACATTGGGCGCGTTTCCGGACCATCCTCCCCGCCAATGGCAGATTCGATTTGAACCGGGCTGCCGTGGCGATGTGGCCACACGTCAGGGGCGTGATGGCGCAGCGCCTGGGTATCTATCCCGGGGCCAGCCCAATGACGGCCAGGGACGGGGCCAAAACTGAGGCGCGGCATCAGGCCGATATCTTCGGCATCGATTACGCCGAGCAGCAGCGCCGCAGCATCGAGGAACTCCCCGAGCCGAAATGTTGGACCGGCAAGGGAGCGAGCTAGAGAATTGCACCCAGCAGAATTCAACCCTGCCTGCGCCGCCGCGGCAGGCAGGCCGGCCTGCGCCGCCGCGGCAGGCAGGGCAAGGACGCAAGGAATAATCTTTCTGTTTGCGCCTTGGCGTCCTTGCGTTTTGTCTAATTTTCCGAGGTAGAGATGACTCTCGCCGGCCGGCTCGAAACCCTATGCAGCGGTATCCCGAAGCGCCGGCTCACCGAAGCCAGGCATTTCGCCATCGATCGCCTCCGCCAGTGTGCCGGGCACACCCCTTGCTGGTTCGATGCAGCGGAACTCGCTCACCTGTGGAAATGCCCCCAGTGCTCGGAGGAGTTCGACCGCCTCGATGAGGCGATGCGCCAACGGCCCGTCAGAGCCCTCACGCTCTACGAGCCGTGGGCTACGCTCATGGCCCATGGACTGAAGCGTTTCGAGTTCAGGACCTGGGTGCCGACTCGCGAGGGTAAGCGCCTGGACGAGTTTCCACTGGCGATCCACGCAGGGAAAACCATCTCAGACCCTGCCATGTCCGAGCCCGTGATTCAGGCGGCGCTCGCGGGTCTGGGCATCCGGAGCGCTAACGATTTCCGCCTCGGACACGTCATCGGAATGGCATGGGTGGCCAAGAGCTACCACCTATCGGATCTGAGACGAAGCGGGGCCGCCTGCGGCGGAGAGACCGCCCCCACGAAGAGCGTCATGAATCCCATCGATGAACTCGCGTGCAAGGGGCTGGACAACAACGCCTGCGGCTGGCATCTCGTCGAGGCCGCTGCGCTCATCTATCCATTGCCGGCCCGCGGCTACCAGGGCTTGTGGGACTGGCAGCCAACGAAAAAATATCTGTGGTTCCAGGGCTGCACCACCAAAGGCGAAACATGACCGTCCGCAGCATCACGATCGATGAGGTTCTATCGTCGTAACGTCGTCGAGGCGATAGCCCGTGAAAAGCGAGTCTGATCGGTCAGATCGGTCTGACCGGTCTGATTTGCCTGGCTATCGGGCACAACATCCGCAGGTGCAGGCGCTCGGCGCCCTGAAGGCGACCGTTCAGCGCACTGCGAACGTCCAGCACTGCGGTTTCGTATTCCAGGATGGCGCGTTTCTCTTTCACTTCTGCGGCCTCGGCACTGCGGCGCGCGCGTGCCAGGCGCTTACTCGGCGAGGATTCTGGCGATTGCATCGATAACCTCCTTTGGCGCGAGGGCGGCGCTCAAACATATCCGTTCGATCTTCCTGTGCACCGCAGTCATCGATTCGATGAGCAACGCCTTCTGCTCTCGTTCGTATGCCAGGTCTTCGAGCGCGATGGCCAATACCCGGTCCTTCTGCCGGATCAGCAGCCAGAATATCACGACCACGCAGGCGCTGAGTGTGGTGAGCGCCCCGCCGCCAAGCATGACTAACTGAGTGAGAAGCTGCTCTTCCATCGTTACGGTTCGATCTCAAAGTCTATCGTCCACTCGATCCGGACGGCCAGATTCGCATCGAACTCAGGGCTCCAGACCTCTGCCCAGACACTGTAGGCATCGGATGGAGCGTAATAGGTGATATCATCACTAGGGATCACCGTCTCCGCAGCGATATAGCCCCAATTGCCGCCCTGCCCCCAGTTATCACTCTGGACGGAGCCGATCATCCCATAGTTTTTCAGGTTTCCGCCCTCGGTGAAATTCCACCCGGGGCCATGGCAACCGGTCAATCCGCAGACCTTGAGCTTGGCGCCAACGGCCGTAATCGTGGCTCCGACCGGCATCGACTGCGAGACACATGCCATCTTTTCGTAGTTGTCCGCCACGAGATCGAAGCAGTAGACCGTCTCATAGACGATCTGGCTTGCGGCTGGTTCGCCCCCGCCGCTCTGCCTAAAAAAAAACCACAGGTTGCCGCGCTCGTCGATCCCGCCGGGGTACCGCAAATCCAACGTCGCCGTTGTGAGCAGATTCAATTCCTGGACCCCGGTCAGACCCGCCTTGATCACGTTCCCATCCGCATCCACGAGATCGCAGGTATAGAGTCCCGCCCCCTCGTGGACGGTTGGCTTGAAGCGCATCAGGTTATCTGGATTCACGGGACGATCCTCCTTATGCCACAATGCTACAGCAGGCCCAGCACGTCCGCCCTCATCGTGTTTATTTGTTCCGCCAGGTTCTCGCCGCTGTGGATGCCCATCCGGTCCCAGACCTTCAAAGCGAAGCCGACGGGATCGAGTTCGACGTACCCAGTCTCGACCGTGACTGAGCCCCCGTCCTTCTCGCTCCCGAAATCCCAGACCACGCGGGACACGAGGGCATTCACATCCTGGAGGTGATGAGCCTCCATAAACTGAGTGACGATTTCGCCCGGCTCGGCGATGCGGATCAGGCGGCGGTAGCGGAAAACGATCTTCTCGGCCACGGTCCCGTACCAGCGCTCGGCCAGGGCGGCGACGGCCTGGAGCTGCGGGATATCGTTCCGAAGCTCGACGTAGGCATCCGGCGACCGCAGCACGTCCGTACCGTCATCCTCGATGCCGACGACCGTGTCGGGCATCAGGATATCCAGCCGGGCATCCTGGACGTGGATTATCTTCTCGCGGTCGAGCCCGGCCACCTGGTCGGCCGAGATGCGGCGTGAGACCTGCACCGGCTGATCGATCTCCATGGTGGCCGTCAACATCAGCGTCGAGTAGTTCAGGAGGAGATCGAGCTCGATTTCCTGGGCGGTCGGCGCCGCCATGTGGTCCATCGCCGGCACGTGCTGCGGTTGGAATCGGAGGCGCATCCCAATGTCCTTCGAATCAGGCGCCAAACCCGCTCCGGAAAACCGGCGGTTCCAGCCCCCGGCCCGCGTGGCGTCGAAATAGAGCTGGGTATCGGCCGTGTCCTGGATGATGGCTAGCGGGGGCCTGAAATCGGGGACAGTGCTCTGAAGCGAGGCATCGACGGGACTGATCGCCAGGTATTCCCACCCGTAGCGCAGCGGGATTCGGGGCATGAACCGCTTTTCGTGAAGCCAGAGCGGCGAGGTGAGGTCAGTCCGGATCGTGCCGTCCGGTTCGATGGCCACGTTCACGGCATGGGCCGTGCCCACGTCCTCGCCGTTTTTCAGCGTCCCATCCCAATCGGGGTTGACCACGTGGAGGACGTACACGTCCGCATAGTCTGGGGACTCCGGTTTGAGGCCCTGATCGACCTGCGCGTCGTATGCGTTTTCCGCGGCGACGGTCCAGCCCTCGGTCAGCGATTGCTCCGCGTAGCTCCATGTGCCGGTGACGGTGACGCGGCTGCCCACGATGCGGACGTAGTTGTACGCGGCCCGGATGCTCTCGATGATGCGGGGGTCGTCCGCAAACGGGTCGTCGAAGGCCGAGAGGTCCGCGGTATTCCGGTTCCCGACGATAGTCGTTTCCGGAGTCAGGACTAGATCCGTGGCGAACGTTGTGCCCACCCGAATCTCGATCTCGTCCGTATCCTCGTTGTACACACATCGCCACCAGTGGCCGTGCGCCCGGGAGATGAGCGAGTTTAGCACGTCGCGGCAATTCCACCGGGAGAAATCGGAGACCGACTTCTGCAGGTCCAAACCATCTGTATACCCGGTGATGGCGAACGTAATGCCCGAGGCCGGAAACACCCAGTCGTTCAGGTACCGAATCAGATACTCGATGTAATCCAGGTGCGTCCAGACGTCCCCATCACCGGAGTAGATATAGGAATCCCCGATCTTGGCATCGCTCCTGTTTCCGAGGAGAGTGCCGTCCCTGTCCGAGCGCCGGTTCATGCCGGGCACGTGATCGACGAGGGTGGCGACTCCGGCGATATCCACGTAGGCCGATTCGATGGAGAAGTCCAGCAGCGCCTCGAGACCTTGCGCTGGGGGCAGTCGCACTCCGACGTTCCGGCCCCCCGCATCCTGGCCGTGGTAGGTCGTCTCCTGCTGTTCGATGCGGCCCACAAATCGAATCATCTCTTCGGTTTCGGTCTCATCGTCCTCGTCCGAGGGCACCGCGGTGGATTCAATGACCTGGGCGATCTTGATGAACGTGCCGAGGTAATTGGCCGGCCGGAGATGCTCTGGCTCAGCGTCCCATGGCCGGCGCACGTAACCGAAACCGGCAGGCTCGGGCAGCAGCCGGATCTGAGCCTGGGGCATGGCGGGCTGGACGGTCTGGTCGAACGACGCCCAAGTCAGGTCAGGATCGATCGCCCAATCGTCCTCCCAGGAATCCCGGGTGTAGACGAGCCACGTGCCCCTGGCCGTGGAGAACCAGGCGGCGCTGGAGGTTTCGGGAACAGGAACATCGACGACGGCTTCGGACACTGTTTACTTCTCCTTTCAGTCTCGAATCGAGTTCGCTCATCCTCGGGGTGAAAAACGAATGGTAAATCGGATCGGACTGGTAACGTTGCCAGCGGTCATTCACTTTCATTTCGCTGGCGCGGCCATCGAACGTCAGATTGTCCATCGAATCTCCCACTGCGTTCGGGCCGTAACGGGAGACGTCCTGGCGGCCGGCATCGCTGAATTCCAGCCCCAGTAGATTCGCGATTGAGCGGCGATATTCCACGGACGCGGCCCACTGGTCGAAATAGATCACCACCTTGTTAGGGCACCAGGGCGCCGCGGAAAGCGCCTCCTCCGCGTGATTGATCCAACGGGGCACGAGCGAGTGGATCAGTTTCCGGCTCGGCACCGTCTGGCACCCGTAGAACCAGCGCATGTAGGAGGCCAGCCAATTGCCGGCGCTCCGGACGAGGAGGATATTGTAGCGCTCCCGGCTCGCTCCGACGTGCTCATCCCGGAGCGCCTCCATCTCCTCCGACCAGACGTCTTGAACCCATTGGTTCTCGTAGTTGTACGTCAAGCAGTCTTTCCGGCTGAGGATGCCGGCCAAATTGGTTGCGGCCTCGCAGCCCGTCCAGGTCGAGTCGCCGCCGCAGGTGGCGAACGGATTCCCCGCGGGATAGCAGGAGTTCAGGTGCACGTGCACAGTGCCAGGGCACTGCGCAGCAATCCAGTGCAGGATTGCGTGCGACCCGGACCGCCGCATGGCGAGCAGCTTGAATTCCCTCTCATTGATCCACAATGTCGGTTTTCCCTTGCGTCATGGCGTCCTCGCGTCCCAGCGTTACGTATTCCTCCATTTGCCAGCTCCTGCCGAGGAGTTCCAACTTCTCAGTTAGTGGCAGGCCTTCGAGGTCTGCCGCCAGTAGCGGGAGGTTCCTTCCCAGTTTTTTGCCGGGCAGCCCGATGCCGATGGGGGCGTGCCGGCGCCGGGCCGCCTTCCAGTCCCATGCTGGCTGGCCATCCACGGCCCCGAAGACCCACCATCCCAGCCAGATTTTCCCGCAGCCCCGGCACACGTGCCATGGCCAGCCGTCCGCATCCACCTGGGTCTCGATGCGCCCGGCCTGGCGCAGTGCCTCAACTGCCGCGTACTGATTCTGGTAGTTCCCCAACCACTGCGGCATGCAACATTGTCGGTGGTTTTCGTTCGGTGGGACGTCGGGTGCGACTTTGGAATAGCCGACGCGCTGCACCTTCTCGTCATCGTGCCATTCGCGGTAGAGGATGTTCCGCACCACACGGCACTGGATGCGAGCCGTGACCATGCGTACGCCGAGGTCCACGTCGATGAAATGATAGCTCGATCCCAACACCTCGTTGATGCCGCCGAGCGCGATGAACCGCTTTCGCTCGATAACCCAGTTCCCGTAAATGGTGAGAGGACAGGTTCGCTCATCTGACCAGTTGGCCTCGCAGGTCGGGAGCGCCATCGGGTTGCCGGCTCGGGGGATGATGTCCGAGTGGCCGGTGGTCCCCAGGACCTCCCAGCCGCAATCGATCACGCGGTCAGGCCAGGTCTGGGTGCAATAATCGATCACGTCCAGATAGCACGGTGCGGCAAATCGCCAGTCGAGGAACATGGCCACGTGGCTGCCACGAGCCAGCAGCGCCGCCTGATTCCACGCGGCGTAATCCAGGTCCCGAGGCACTGAGACATCAGGGACGTAGGGGACGTGGAGGAGATCGTAGCGCAGTTTGGGCCGGAGCGCCTCGACGTCCTCGCGGCGTTTCTGGTAGTGAGAATCGACGATGACGACCTGGAAGTCGAACCGGTTCTGGCAGTTCAAGTTGAGCAACTGCGCCCGCATCAGGGCGTTGCCGGGCAGGATATAGGAGGACGGCCACAGGAGTGAAATCATGACGGAAGCTCCGGGCAAAACAGCAGACGATCCCATCGCGCCGGGTCGTATTCGAGCAATTCAACGTACACGGATCCGCCAGGTCTACCTGCGCCGCTGCGGCAGGCAGGCATCCCGAGATATTTGGAAAAGAGAGCCAGCGCTTCTGTTTCCGACCGCGCGGCTCCGATGTGGGAGAACCTATCCCAATTCGGTTGCTGTTCGACCCCGCGGAACTGTTGCAGGGGCGCGAGGGGCCAGCGGACGCGCCACGAGCCGGCCACGTTGAGGCGTTGCCACGGCCAGCGGAAGAACTCCTGGATGGCCCGCTTCACGCCGGGCATGGCGGAGTCGTGTCCCGCGAAAATATGGCCCGGGTCGACCTTCGAGGCCCAAGCGGCGAGGTCGGCTGCCACGGCATCATACGTGTGATCGCCGTCGATGAAGACGCCATCGAGACTCGCGTCATCGAAGAGCTTGGCAGCCACCACGGAATTCATCCGCATCGGCAGAATCTTCTTTTCGAATCCGGCCTCCCGGACGTTGCGCATGAACACCTCGAACGGATCGATCCCCTGGGACCGCAACAAATTGAACTGGGTATCGACCTGGGTATCGTTTCCTGAGCCGGCCCAGTTATCCACCGCATAGATTCTCGTCTTCTTGCCGAGGAGCTTGAGCCGTTCCGCGAGATAGATGATCGAGCGGCCGTAGAGTACTCCCACCTCGACGATGCTGCCATTGTTGCCGGCCTCCTCGGCCATCTGGTCGTAGATGCTCTCCCAGTTGAACCAGCCTGGGATTTTGAGGTAGAGACTGGGCTGTTCATCGAATTTCATCGAGGCGCCTCCGGAGGAAAATCTGGAACGCGTACGGGTCGAGGTCGATGATCTGCCACCCCTGGTTCTGGTAGATGAACTGGTCCACTGCGAGTTTAGCGCCCGGGCACTCCGGCCGGCCGTAGTCGTCGATGGCAATGATGCCGCCGGGGGACATGCGGGGAGCGAAGTAGGCGAGTTCGTGGCGGATCGTCTCCTCGGTATCGGTATCGAGGACGGCGAACGAGTAAGCACGCTCCTCGGTGGTCCCGGGCTTGATGGTCTCGAATACATCGCCCTGGACGGGCACGATGGGGAGGCGGCTGGCGTAGGACTGCAGGTCTGCGAGGGCGTTGTAAGGTGGCCGATATTTGCCGGCCTTGGTGGCGGCGCCCGGCGTCGGATCATCCTTGGCGAATCCACTGAACGTGTCGAAGGCCCAGACCTTTTTGGGCTGACCGTTGACCAGCGTGGCCATGCGGAGCGCGGTCCCGCCCAGATAGCAGCCCACCTCGGCCACGTCCCCGGGGATTTTCATGGTTTCGCGGAAGCGGCGTACCAGGAACGGCATCCAGGCATTGGCTGGCACGTGCTCGATATCGATCGGGAATTCAGGATCAGACGGATTAGCCGGATCGGTCGGATTTGTCGGCGAAATCCACCGCCGCCGCCGCATGTCCTCAATGATGCTCGCCGCGGTACAGCGCCCATAAACGAGCGGGATGTAACTCTCACGCTCGTAGACGTATGGTGGCATCATATTTCGCTTCATCCGCTCCGAGAACGAGACCAGACGCCTCGGGTGGATCGAATCGCCATAGGCGCGCTGCCACATGACGGCAGGGACTCCGAGCCAGCACGAGAAGATGCTGATCCCGGCGGGGTAGCCGATGATCGCCTTGGCCGCCTGGCAGACCGCGAATGCCTCGTGAACGGTCGTCGTGCCGACCAGGTTTATCACACGGCTCTCGAATGATGATAGGCGATCTATGAGCCGGCCGGCGTACGTCATGTCCTGATCCCAGTTGGCGCCGACCAGAATCACGTTCAGACCGTACTCGTGGACCAGGCTGCGGGCAAGGAGGACCCAATCGTCGATGCGCCAGTAGCTCCCGCGGTTTTGGCCCTCGCCCTCCATGCCCATGTTCCCGGCGTCGGGGCCGGGATAGAACACCACGTAGGGCGTTTGGTTCCGCATACTCTCCCGCAGTTTTTCGCCCGACGGGCCGAGCTTCCAGCGCTGTGCGATATCCCAGTCGGTCGGGATATCCGGCAGCCATTCATCGAGGGTTTGGCCGCGCTCCAGAGCTCCGTTGGCACAGAGCCAGTAGTCATAGCCGAGGACGTTCCGACCGGAGTCCACGTAATTGTACGAGCCATCCTCGTTCACTTGAGGCTCGTCCGGCCGCGTGATTTGCATCCGTCCGAAGCGGACTTCATCCACGAAATCGAAGGCCTCGAGAAATTCCTGAGACCGATTCATCGCTCCGCAATCCTGGACTACGACCACGATTTTGGCATTGGGATACTGTGCGCGGATCGCGGGCACTTTCACCATCGACCAGAGCGAATCGCCGATGCCTGGCGGAACCGCGATGGTGACTGTGGCCGGCGGGATGGCCCTGGATCGGTCTGATCCGTCTGATCGGTCCGATCGGGCTGATTGGGCTGGCAACGTTACTGGCCTCAGCGACTGCGCCTTCAGCGCGGTATAGCGCCCCAAGCCCATGCGCGGATCGGTCAGGATCGAATCCGGGTAGTGCCCGCCGTAAACGCACTGGGTCGGGATGCGGAGCGCGATCCCGAGCATCTGGGCGTAACAGGGCGGAGTGAGGATAGCATCCGCAGCCGCATATAGCCCGAGCAACTCCTCGATGCCCATCTCGCCCCGCTCCGGCACACTGATGCGCTGGTCCGCGAGCCGTTCGACCTCATCAAAGCCCGGGGCCAGCGTCTCGATCTCCGGTTCCTCCCGGCTGAACATGATGAGCGTGTAGCCCTCGTCCGCCAGCGCTTTGGCTGCCACCGCGTATTTGGACGGCTCCGGGAGCCGATCAGGTATCTCTGCCCCCATCAGAATCGTGGGGAGTTGGATTACCGCATACGTGCGCTCGGTGTTTCTTTTGAACCAGGTATGCCCCGCGGCCCTCAGGTACGGCGGCAGCAGGAGTCCGAAATCCGTCACCGGAAACGGTGCGCCAAAGAGTTTTTCCCAGTGCCTGACCAGCCGCCCGTAAAACGATTCATTGGGATCGCCCAAGGCCCTGGGCTTCAGATCGATGATCGTCGTTTCCCCGTTAATGGGCCGCGGCGAGAAATAGAGTTGCGGGCACTGCTCGACGTTCCGCTCCGCGAGCGGCAGACCATGGCCCGCCGGAATGAGGTACCGCAGCGCAGGCCATCGCCAGAGATGGACCTGCGGATAGCACGTCTCCAGGTAGACCTGCCCCGGCCACTGTTCGGCCGCGCGGCCCGCGAACGGGCTGACCAGAATGTTATCGCCCAAGCCCTGGAGACAGCGGATGATGAGTGATTTGCGGATAGCCATGGTGAAGAGTGAACAGTGAAGAGTGAATCCGCCTGCGGCGGAAACAGTGAACAGATCAGACGGTATTGATGGTTGCCACGTTTGCGATCGGGACTGCGTTGATGGCTGCGATGTCCGCTGCGGGGACCCCGCAGACACTTGCGAAATTCCCCGAATAGAAGTTCCACAGCGTGTTGTTGCCTGAATCCGTGGATTCCGTCGCCGTGAATGGTGCGCTCGCCCCCGCCGCAGTGGAGTCCATCACGTCCACGTCCGTGATGGCAATCGCACCATCAGAGCTGAGCGTCCAGGCAACCCCGTCCGTTGTGCTCCGGAGGAGGTGCTGGCCCGAGGTCGCCGAAGTCGTAATAGGTCCGACGCTTCTCGTTATTACTCCCTCGCCGAATTTAATCGTCTTGGCCGCGCCCGAAATGGTGAGAGATGCGAACGTTGGCGCATCCGCGATGGTCAGGAGGTTCCCTGTCCCTGCGCCCTGGATGGTCACTGCGCCGAATTCCTCGCCGTTCGAATCGAACGTCACGGACTGCGAGCTCGCTGACAGGTAGATGCTGAGGCTCGCGGTCTGGTGATTGAGTGTCCCGGAATCGATATCCGGGGCGGCATTCACGATCTGCCAGGTCCCTGAACCCATGTTCACGGTTCCGCCATCCAGAAGGAACTGATTGCAGTTCATGACCGAGTGCGTGCCCGCGGAGAACGTGCCCGAGGTGATCCACAGCTTGAACGCGGTCAGGTTGTCGCCAAGCGTGACGACCGAGGTGACATCGTTCACGCGGAACCGCACGAACCCATTGCCTGACGTTCCCCCGAGGTCGAGGGTCCCGGTCCCGATGATTGCGAGGGTGCCGCTGCCATCGAAATCAGCAATGGCCGAGCCAAAGGTGATATTCCCATAGACCGTCAAAGTGGAATTCAGGGTGATGAACGTGCTCGCTATGATGCCAGCATTCCATGACATGGAATCGCACTCTGCCGGTACACCGATCAAGACCTGTTGATTGGTGAGCGAGAATGAATTCGTGCTGAAATAGACGTCATCCGCCAGTGTGGGCACGGAAGCTCCGGACGGCCCGCCATCGGATTCGCTCCATTTGGTGGTCGAGTTCCAGTTCCCACCGTTTCCGACCCAGTAACGCGCGGCCATGCTACGCTACCTCCACGAGGACGAGCGAAGGCTGAAAACGGATGATGGTCGCATACTCCGCGATGCCGATCACCTGCACCTGGTCGCCTGAACCTGCCGGCGGGGTGGCCGTGATTCCGCCAGCCGCAGTCGCGGCATAGAGAATCGCTCCCGGAAACCATGCCCACGTGTCATCGCGGACCTGAGAACCCGGCGAGATGACGCGCTGGGTGCCGACTGCAGCGCCGGTCGCCATGTAAAGCGCGGGCATCGAGGCCGCGGCGTCCGCATCCGCCGCCTCGAGTTCGCTGTCCGAGGCCACGAACAGGAGGCTGCCAAAACCGATGCTGGCGCCGGCGTCGATGACCTTGTACGTCGACGGCCCGTTCCAGGTGTGATCCTCTGCCGGGTAGGCGTGAGTGGTCTGGATTTCATCCAATGCCTCGGCGGAATAGGCGGCAAACCGGTCGATCTGCACGGAATTCTGCGCCGGCGAGGTGCTCCCGTCGCTCACGTCCATGACGAATCCCACGTAACCCTCATCGGTGATGAGCCGGGTCGATTCGGTCAAAGGCCATGGCCACGTGTCGCCCTCGGTAATCCAGTGCTTTACGTCGCCATTTTCCTGGGTCTGGATGCGCCAGGTATAGTGCCGCAGCGTGTCGTCCATCACCGCGGTACACCCTGCGGACATGAGGTATTCGACGCCGGCAATGCAGGCGTAGAGATTCGGCGTTGCCGACCCGCCCGGCCACTCGAGTTTGTAATACTCGGTCGGCGCCGAGGTATCGTTCGCCCTGGCCAGGACGGCGAACAGCGTGTCTGGCGAAGCCTCCCGGAGCGCGCTCCAGTGGAGAATGATGTCATCCCCCATAAGCTTGCGGCGGTTGATGACCGTGCCGATGGCCGTGCCGCCGATGCCGGTGACCTCGGCCGTGGCAGCGTTATCCTCGAGGGCGATTCCGTTCCCGCTCTCCGCTGACACGATCCATTGTTCCGACGGGTCGTCCGCATCCTCGCCGGTGAAGTCGTCGAAAAGAAAATGGGTTCGGTTGACCGCTGCAGCGCTCGTCGACGTTCCGCCGGTCTGGTATTCATTTTCCAGGGTGTCCTCGTCCCACTGGGTCGCGCCGTCCGTCTCGCAGCTCCCGAGATAGCGCCACCGTTTCTGTTCGGTGGTGCCAATGCCGAGGTATTTGACGCCGTTGTAGGCCGTCGGGGCCGTGGCGCTGGCCCGGACAGCGCTGGGGATGGCGGAGTTTGCATTCGAGCGATAGACGTAGTAAGTCGTGCTCGATCCCGGGGGCGCTCCGGAGTCCGCACCGGCCGCGTTGATCAGATTCGCGGAGACGAGAAGCGTCTCACCCGCGGCATTTAGGGCTTCGAGGAGAGCATCGGAACCGTAGCCGATGACGAGCTTGTCACCCCCGAACCGGTCGAGCCGCAGGGTATTGGCGTCCACCCAGACGAGTTTGACCGGGGGCCGGGATTGCCAGGCGAGCAGATCGAGCTTGTCGAATGACGTGTTGACCTCATCGCCCCAGCCGCGTTCTCCGGTATCGGCATCCGGAGCGACGTAGGGGTCGCCGCCGGTCGGGGGCGCCGGCTTGATGAAAAACCCGGTCCGAGTGGTGTAGCTCATGATTGCAATCCCTCCTGGCTGATGGCCCCGAGGTGTGCGGCCGCGGGTGTAGGCGCTGCAGGGCCCAACAACGTGGCCGTTATCGTGGTGATGGTCGCGTTCTCGCTATCGACGTCAGGAGTGGCGCTGCGCCGGGCACGGAGGATGAGTTTCACGGTCGTGCCCTCGAGCCACGGCCCCGGCAGGTCGCCGGTGCCGTCCAGGCGGTGCACGAAATGGGCGACGTCATCATACCAGGTCATTGCCTCCTCGTAATCTGCGGGATCGTTATCCGGGTCAGGCACTGAGCCATCATCGGTATACCAGAGGGCCCAGGAGTCCGCACGATTGGCGCTGAGGTCGAGGAGTCGGTGATACTCGACTTCCACGTCCACTGACCCGGCAGGTCCGGCGGAGATATCGATGATGACGGGATCGCTCGGCGGCGTTGGCACCTGGTCTCCGAGAGCGTCCACCTCGAGCAGCCATTCGCCGACGTGGCGGTCCCATAGGCCGTACTCGTTCCGCTGGCGGACGACCAGGTGATAGGTATGGCTCGGCGCCCAGACGTAACTGGGCGTGTACGGGAGCGCATCAAACGTCTCGTCCGCACTGGCAGTCAGGTCGGGCGCGGCATCGACGCCGATCCAGAGACCGTAGTCGTCCAGGGTAGTATCCTCGATGCGGAACCTGTCGCGAATCGGCTGCTTGCGCCAATCGAAGTCGCCACCCCATGGCATTGAACCCCATCCGCCGTCACCCCAGCCCTCGCCGTCGTCCCCCACGTGTTTGAGTTCGACGGCGAGGAGTTCCGAGGCCGAGGCGGCCGCTGCGGGCTGGATGATGGACTTTACATGGAGCGCCAGTTCCTCGCCTGCTGCCAGGTTGACGGGGGCGGCCAGGGGCGAGGCCGGGGCGGCGCTCGAATACGACAGCCCCGCGTCATCATCCTCGTCCGAGTGCGTGGTGAAAACGCCGTTGGGCTGGGCGGATGGCTCTTCCCAGGCGAGTTGCACCTCGGCGCTCTCGGCCGTCGAGTAGGCATACAGCGCAGCAGCCGATTGAGCGGCCCGCACTTTAACGGCGAGAGCACGATACTTTGCAGCGCCAGCCACACGAGCTGCATTCGCCCAATTGTTGAAGAGAACATTGTAGTGATCCTCGACCAGGAACGTTTGATCGCCCTCGAGGTCTGAGGCGGACGTCCGGTTGACCTCGACCCAGTAATCGGTGTTGGCGCCGTAAATGACCTTGGTCTCGCCGTTGGCGACGGCGACCGCGCTGCCCCAGGCCGTCTCGCCGTAGCACTTGAGCTTCAGGGCGCCGGTCGTAGCGGCCCTGAGGGTGGCGAGTCCGCTCGGTGTTTTGCCGGCCACGTCCACGATCTGGAGGTTGGGGAGTGCGTTCGAATCGAGGTTGGTGTGCATCTCCGAAACGATCTGCCACCCGCGGGACGAATATCGGTCCGCGGCCATGTAGTCCCCGAGGCTGGCGTCGGGATCGGACTGGGCCGCCTCGTAGGAGGCCGCGCCAGTGAGGCGGAGTTGGAGGGTTGATGAGTTTGTTGGCATGGGAAGAATTCCTTGCGTCCTTGCGCCTTTGCGTCCTTGCGTTCCGTTTTACGCGGCGGCGATAGTTACCTCATTCGTGTCATCGGAGTAACTAAAAGCGAGGTCGGGGGGATCGGGATTGCGAACCATGAAAATCGAGAACTCTACTGCCGTGCCATTGTTGCCGTTTTTGCCGACCGGCCGGCACCGGAACTGGTGCGTCGTCACGTCGGCCAGCCAATCAGTCCGGTAGGAATAGGTGCCGGACTTATCGACCGGTGTCTCCCGCCGTGTGACCCATTCACCTCCGGAGTACTCCTGCCACTGGAGGTAATCGTGGTCCTCGGCGGAATTGTCGATGTTCGCCTGAAGGACCGCGTAGCCCGGATGGAAATCGCCATCGTCCCCATAGCCCACGTCTGAGACCCAGACCTGATGTCCACCGCTGATGACCAGGCTGGCATCAGGCCCTTCGAAGTAGCGGCGGCCATCCACGCGCCAATAGTAGTAGGCCGCGCCGGCAACATCGAAGCGCCAGGTATAATCGCCGAGGCGGGTTTGGGTGATCGTTATGGGCATTGGGGACTCACTTTCATTCTCGGCGCTCTGAGCACGGGGCGGTTCTGTTCCGGTCTGGCGGCATACCCGGCGAACCGGCGGACGCCGCGATAGACCCACCAGGCGCGCATCCGGCACATGCCGTCTTCGATGCACAGTGCCTGCAGGATGCGGTCAGCGGATTCTCGATGCTCACGCCAGTTGAGATGGCCTTCTCGCATCAACTGATATAGGGCATCGTGGACGAGGCTTCCACGCATGAATGTATGGGTGTCGATCGTCGGACCGGACGGACCATCCCAGGCGTAGCCATGGCGAATGACCAGGAGACCCCCACGAGTCAATGTAATCCAATCGGCCTGGATATCCTCTGCGGGCATGATAGGGACGTGGAGACTGCAGGTCTCGCAGAGCTGGTACTTATATCCGGCGCGATAGGAAATCTGATTCACGATTCTCATAACCTTTCAGGTTAACGGTTTTTCCCGGCTTACGCCTTGGCGGCCAGAGCATCGATGAGCGCGGAATAGTCGGCCTCGGCGATGAACTGCCGCTGATTCTCTAGCTCGGCGGAGACCCGCGATAATGCCTCTGTTCCGGAGGCCGATGCGATTTTCGCACGGAAATTTTTGACCACGATTCGCGCCCGGCGCTGTTCCGGAGATTCCGCGGCAGGCAGGTTGGTCGGACCCGTCGGATCGGTCTGAGGGGTACCGGCGTTGGACGGGGGCACTGCCGGCGGCTTCTGGCGCCGCTGGGTTGGGCCCGGTGCCGCGGTTTGAACGGCATCTGCATCCTCATCGGCTGCCGCCAGGTTCAGCAGATTGGCGAGCAGCGCCTTCCGCGCGCTCGTGCATGCCTTCGCCGTGGCCTTCTCGCCGCGGTCCTCGCCGTCGCCAGTCGCCAGAACTTCGATCCACTGGCCGGAGGAGTGCATCAGGCGGCCGACCATCCAGACCCGTGCCCGCCACATCGTTTTCCCCTCGCCACTCTCTCGGGAACCCAGATCGAGGTGTCCCGACTGGGTAACGAGAAGCGAGAGTCCATGCGTTGCGAGGGGTCGGCGAACCGTAGCGGTGTGGTCGGAGAGGGTGGGGTACCGGTAATGGTCGTAGCGGTTCTCGCCAGATTTGGGCATTTCCTGCATGTCCCCTTGAGCGGCGGCCAGAGCCGCGGCGAGCTCCGAAATATCCGGAGAGGTCGAGAACGCCGAGCCTCGTGCAATGGGCGTCCCGCCCATTTTGAGTGGAATGGGCATCCGGCCCATTGTGGGTTTCCCATCAATCGGCGTTCCCGGCGAGACCTCATAATCGTCGATCTCATCGAACATGGTTCGTTCGGTCGGAACTTGGTCATTGTCGCCCATAATTTTCTCCTTTGTCAGCTTGCGAACAACCCCGTCCACACGGCCCGTACAACCCACAGGCCGCTCCCGTAGGCGCTGGAGACCTGCCCCTTTAGCTTCGGCGAGCCATCAGGGAAACGGACATCGAGCAACTGGAGGTTACTCCAGGTGACATTTCCGGATGTGACCAGACTGGCGAGTGTCCCGGTGTAGGCCGTCAGGAGCTGGGGATACGTCGTCAGGATCAGTGTTTTTGCGGCGTCTTCGGTGGCGGCCCGTTCCCACGTCAGTATCTGGAACGGTTCCGCGTGGGCCGCCTGTTGGGTGGCCCAATTGCCGTCGCAACCGGCCCGGCGTGCGATGGCCAGATCAGCCTGCAGCGGAGTGGGCGAGAATTGGATGATCGAAAAACTATGGCCGGCGAGCGTTGGCTGGCTCAATGTGCGGCCTCCGTGAGTCGGCTGTTGAGCGCCTTCATTTCGTCCAGGATATCGGAGAGGATTTTGGGCGAGTCGGCCGCCCCGATGCCCGTCTCTGACCGATATCGGGCGATATCGGCCTCGGTGTATCCGGGCCGCGTTTGGCGGAGAGCGGTTTCAGGCCCCGCGCCGAGCGCCATCGAGAGCTTCAATTCCTTCTCCCTGAGTCCCACGAGGAGCTCGTCCAGCCCGCCCCGCTTTTCCTCTGCGGTGCGCAGCCATCGGGTAGTCAATTCGCCCTCCATGCCGGCGATCTCGTCGGTCCGTTTTGCGCGTTCGAGCTGCACGTCCATCGCTTGCATCTGAAGTTGACGCCGGAATTCAGGGTCAGCGGCAAATTGGGCCTGGCGCTGGACAAATACGTTCCCGCTCTCCCCGGCCCTGATCTGCTGTTCGATGTCCCTGGGTTGCGCGGCCATCAGCGCCCGGATGGAATCGGACTGGGTTTTGAAAACGGTCTCTATGAGCGCCGAATCGCGTTCGAGCATGGCCAGGCGCCGTTCTGGGCCGGCCTCGGCAAAGCGCCTCAACGCCTCCGGGGCGCGGCGCTCCGGCTCGACCTTCTCCGTCAGTTTCTGGAAGAGGCTCGATGCGCCTTCGGCCGCGCCCGTCGCCTTCAGGCTCGCCAGGACGAAGGCCATGCCGGTCTCGACCTCGCCGCCCCCGGCGGTGAACTCAGCGACGGCCTTCCTGCCGCCGCGCTCGAATTTGGTGCCGAACTTGCCGGTGAGTTCTCCGGTAATGGTGGCCAGGTCGGCCAGGTCGCCGACGGTTTTTTTGGCGTCCAATTTTGACATGGTCCCGAGCAGGCCGGCGAACTTTTCGAGTTCCGGGGCAGTGAGGATTCCCGCGGCCGGCGCGGTTTTCATGACGTCAAACAGTTCTTGGATTCTCTCGATGCCTGCATCCGGGAGCTCGCCGCGGAGGCCCCGGTACGCGCCGACCGCGGCCTCTTCGGTCATGAGCGGCCCCTTGCGGAATCGGAGCATTTGGCGGACCTCTCTGGAGATGGGCATATCGCCGGCCCCGAGGATCGCGGCGCGGATGTCATCCTGGATTTTAATCGAGTGCTTGGCGGCCTCGTCCATCTCGGCGATCGCCTGGCTGATTAGGTATCGGATCCCGCTGACCGCGGCGCCGACGGTGGCGAATCCCACGACCATGCTCCGGGCCTGGCTCATCACCGATGCGCCGAGGTTCTGGAACGAGGATCGGGTCTTTTCGGTCTCCCTGCCGATTTTGCTGATCCCGCCTTCGATCTCAGATTCCTTCCGGATGATCGAATCGTAGTCCTGGAGCAACTTCGCCGCTTTGGATGACATGACGACTGAGACGTTTCCACCGGCCATTAGAGCAGCTCCATGGTGAGAGTGGTGTTCTCGACCCGCAGAGTCTCGGTGATCGCGTGCTCGATGAACTTAACGAGTTCTTCGATCTCGGCTGAATTAAACGCGCTGAGCATGGCGCGGAAGGTTTCTTTGGCCGTCTCGCTGTAGCCGACACGCCATTGCCTGGGGTCATTTGCTCCGAATTTCTTTCGCGCCTGGGGCCGTCCGAAATACATCCGGCCGACGACTCGATTGGCACTGCCGCTGATGGCGATGCGGCCCAACACGTTCTGCCTCAGATTCCCGGAGGCGATCAATGGGAATCGCTTTGGCTTGAGTTCCATCGGCGGCTGGCTGGGAGGGTCCTTCAGGCGCGCGCGGGCTTCCCGTTGCGCTGCGCGCCGCCACGCGGCATACAGCCGGTAATAGACGAGCGAGTACCGGGAGTAGCCCTCGGCGGTGAAATGGATGGGAACGATCTCACGGTGCCAGTAGGCCATCATTGCCTGGAGCGCCGCCTTCTCCGCCTCCCGCAGAGCCTGCCTGCCCGCGGCGCCCTTGAGCCCGAATTGCCGCGGCTTCAGGCCGCTCAGGTACCGCAGAATCTCATTTTTCGGGATGGTCTTGGCCATGGGAATCTTAAGAGCTCAACGCAAGGGCGCAAGGCACTCAAATAAAAAGTCGGCTTTGTTTGCGTCTTTGCGTCCTTCGTCTTTGCGTTTCGTCTATCCGGTCATCATCACGTCCGCCCACGTGGGCAGATATCCATCAGCCTGACCGGCTATCCAGAGCCGGTGGATTGAGTCGCCTCCTTTTTTTTTTCGTCAAGGATAATCTGGCGGAGACGCGGGAAATCGAGGGCGGCCTCGATGATGCCCCACTCCGGACTCGGGCGCTCGAGGGGCCGGACTGCGATGTTCGCCTCGTTCAGCAGCCCCAGGGCGCTGCAGTCGAATGCGCCGAGCCGGTAATTCCAGCCGAGCGCCTGCGCGGCCAGGTCGAACCAATCGCGGTCCGTGGGGATAGGTGCATCCGTGGCCCGAGTCCCGAAGACGATCTCGCCGATGGCAAAGACCTTCTCGGAGAATGCGCGGAACCGCGGCATGGGCTGATAGATGACATTCCCATCACGATCGAGGGAGAGCGTCCGCGGGAATTTCCGGGCGCACGGGACGTGCCAGCGATTGCCGTCGGCCAGGAGCACGTCGTAGCCCTCTAGGATGCCGTGGCGCAGAAGCTCCGCCGGGCGGGGTGGCGAATCACTCCGCCACCCCACCCAGAGCGGAGAACCCCGATGCGCAAACTGTGTCCAGGTCTCCGCGCCGAAATCGGCGCAGTCGATCTGATAGGGATAATCGGGATCGTCGGGCCTACGATGGGTGGCGCAGAATCCGGCGAGCCCGTCGGGGCCGCGGGTGACGCCGCGGTAATGGGTTTCGAGGGCGAAGCCCAGTGCCTGTGCCGTTGCGGCAGACAGGCCGATGGGGGCGCCCTTTAGGGCCGCCAGGGCGGCCCCCTGCGTGGCTGCGGCGGGGATGTAGTAGATGAGGTCCATCGGGGTAGACGGATAGGAATAAACAGTAAACAGTAAACAGTAAACAGTTAGGGCAAGGCCGAGTCAGCGATCTGAATGAAATCGTTCGTACTCTTGCGGATCTGGGCGTAGCCGACGGCCATCGTCTGGCGGCCGAGGTTCAGGGTCCGGAAGTGAAACATGCCAGCCTCAATGGTCAGTTTTTTCGAATCCGCACTGGCGGAGAACCTGGCGCCAGGCGCGGCCTTGGCTAAATAGACCAATACGTTCGAGGTGACGTTCACCGCGTCCAGACCGAGCGTGGCAAGCACATCCATATCTCGACATGAGAATTGGAGAAATGGCTCGGACTGCTCGATGCTGGCCCACTCCGGCAAATTGGCGTCTCCGTATACGACGTCGGACTGGTGCCCGAATCCGATGCGGGCATCAACGACCCATGGAACCTCCGTCCCGTTCACGCTGATGTAATTCCGCTTCCACGCCTGGGCCGCGCCGAGCGTCGCGGGCAGGGCGACGTTCGAGTTGAGAACCACAATATTGTTGGAGCCGTCATGGCTGGCCTGGCACTCGGCGGACATGGTGACCGGTCCCTGTCCCGGGATGACCAAATCCACGGGATAGAGTACTCCGGCCGCGATGACGAGGTTTTTGTGAACGCTCCCCGTGGCGTAGCCGGTGCGGTCCTTTTTCGCGAGGTATGCGGTCAGGCCGGTATCACCGGAGCCAGTATCGATCGCGATTCCCTTGACGCCGATGTTCGTCAACATCGTCGCCACGTCGGTGGACCGGAAATTGAGGGTGGGACGCTGGGCATCCTCGGAGACCCATTGGGGACCGAGGTCGGTATCCCCTCGCACGAGCATCGCTTGGATTCCCTTATCGAGCGTGCCGTCCTGGATGCCGGCAATCGTGATGCCCTCGACCGTGGTCGTATCGATCAGGACTCCCCCGACCCCATAAACGGTAGCCATTATTTGGTCCCCCTCACGTTTTCAGTCCGTGGACGTGGAAAATCTGTAGGTGCTCCGGATGACATCTCCGGCGCTATCGTCGTCCGTATAGAGTCCGCGCTCCTCGCGCATCGGCGTCTCCGTCTCCGAGATATCACCGAATCGCGTCTGGCCGACCGTGCGTTGCCCGGTCTGCATCTCGTTGAGGATGGCGCCGACGTGGTTGTCGTGGATCACGAAACTGTCCTTTTCATCGATGCCCGCGGGAACTGAGTAAAACGTCACGTCCACGCCGCAGGCCTGTTCGCCGGTGAGGAATTCCGGGGTATCCCTGCGATGCCCGAATCCGATGCGTTTCACGAGCGCGCAGGGGAACGTTACGTTTCCGATCAGCTCGTGCCAGTGGATGTAAGCTGCAGCGGCATCGGCATCCGCGGCGCCGGTCCACGACTGGAACGTGGCCGACGCTGCAATCAAGTCTTCGATGCCGTCGAGCGGCAGCGAGAGGTCTCCGGATGGGGTTGCAGCGGGCATTGGAACCTCAGAAGTGAACCCTGCCTGCGCCGCCGCGGCAGGCAGGTGCGTCTTTGCGTTTCATCATATCCGTTGGCCCTTCCGGATCATGGCCTCCTCGTGGATCCCGGTCACCTGGTCGAGTTCGCCATCATGGGCGATCACGTCATAGACCCGGCCATCCACGGCAAACTTGTCTCGGTTGGTCTTGTCCTTTCCGATGGTGATGGCCGGGGGCGTGGAGGTGAAGACGATCCGGCACGTTTTAGTCAGCGTGCCTTCAATAACAGTTTCATCCGTGGGCCGGAACACGATGCAAGTGTAATCGGCGGCCGCGGCCCCGACCGGGGTATAGACGACGTTCTCGCCGAAATGATCGGCGAGAACGGTTTCGGCATCGGCGGTGAGAATATCGAAAACGGACATGGTGAACAGTGAACAGTGAATCCGCCTGCGGCGGAAACAGTGAACAGTAAACAGTGAGGCTCTTTACTGTTCACTGTTTATTGTTTACTTCTTTCTTTACTAAGTATGGGACCGGGGCGGCTCCATTACCGGACTGCCGCCCCGGTGCCCATGACCCTGACGACGATGCTACGCGTGGGCTCCGGTCAGCCGGTAGCCGCAGAGTTCCTCGACCAGTTCGATCTTTTCGTGGCGGCGTGCCCGGATGTAACGCGTCCGCGTTGCCTCGTCGTAGTACTCCTCGGTGCGGAAATTCCGTTCCGAGTCGTCCCCCGTCCAGTGGAGGGTTCTGCTGAGCGTCAATCCGTGGCGGCCCTGAAGGGTCGGCGCGGGATCGACGTAGCCGACGAGGACGGTGCCGACGGGCCACATCACGGCGAGGGAAGCGGTCTGGCCTTTATCCGCTGAGTCCTTGAGGCCCTGATGGACGATGACCTCCGCGACATCGAAAATTTTGGCGAGCAGCGGATCGCTCGGCCGCTTGAAATCGTCGCTGTTGAACGCGCCGAGTTTGTCGATGATCTCGTCGCATTCGCGGAGGTCGCCGTAGGCCTCTTTGCCCATGCAGACCATGTTGGGCCAGCGGCCAGTCGATTTCCAGATCGCCTCAGAGGCGGTCCGGATATCTGCGATCGGCGTAGCCGTGCTGTGACTGGAAAACGCGGCGGTAACGGCGGAGGTCTGCGTGACGCCCGCTCCGGTGATCAGGCTGATGCAGTCCTTTTCGAACTCTCGGTTCACGATGAGCAGGGCGAGCTCGGCGGCTTCGATTTCCGCATCGAAATACTGAGCGGCCTCCGCAGCCATGGAGTCCTCGACGGCGACCTGGTGGCCGCGTTCCTTGGTGTTGTAATTCGCCTCGGTGTATCCGAACACCGTGGTGGGATACGAACCGGTCCGGCGCGCGGTGTCCTTCGCTTTGATGAACTCCTCGCGGTCGATTTTCTTGTAAGTGCCCGACCGCGTGGGCACATCGGCTATGGGGCAAAGCATCGCGCCTCGGTAATTGGCGAGCTCGCCGGCCTTGTCCCATTCGTCATAGACCGAATCCCGAAGGTCCGGTCGGGTGACGGCTGAGGATGGTTGGGGTCCTGCCATGGTTAGGTCTCCTGTTTAGTGCGGTCGCAAGGGCCGCGTGGGGAAGCCTCTGCCACTCGAGGCGGGCGCCACCAATCCCCGGACCGTCCGCCGCGCCGTGAGGCGCGACGGATTGAATCCGGTTCGTTCTCGACCTGGCGGCGACGTGGCGTTCGCGTTCGCTGATCGGGCTAGCCAGGTTGTACGTTCGGCGCTTTTTCGATCTCTCGTAACAGTGCGAGCGTTCGTTCCGCCTCCTGTGCGGCACCATCGAAGGCGTTGCTGAGGGCCAGATGGTAGTTCTGTTTGGCTCTGTAATCGTCTCGCCGCTTTTGGGTCGCGGCAATGAGTTCGGTTATGGTCATTGGCATCAGGGGCTCCATCATGAAAAAACGGGTCTTGAAAAAATGGTCAGACCGGTCGGACGAGTCCGACCGGTCTGACGACAATCAGGTCTAGGCCGCGTCGACGAGGCCGAGGGCGGCCAGGGCGCCGGCCACGTCGGTAGCCGCCGCCCAGTTGTTGTAGTTCGCCTTGGCCAGTCGGGCGGTGGGCGTGGCGCCGAAAAATGCGAGCTTCTCGGCGGCAGTCGGGCAGATCGTAATCTGCGGGATGGTGGCGTGGCTCTCGATTTTCACCATCTCCAGATAGGCCGTGCCGTCGATGTCATAGGCCTGGAGAGAGAGTTTGTCCGCGGCAGCCGTTCCGCATTTCAGCACGATATCGCCGGTACCGGCAGTGAGATTCAGATCGCCGGTCCCCTTTGTAGCGACATTGAGCCCGACGTTCGTCTCGCCGGATGCGGTGATGCTCGGATTGTTTCCGGTGGCTGCGCTGGCGATGGTGATCTCGTTCACAGAGGTGGCGATGGAATCCAAAATAAGGATTTCTTCGCCTTCGGAGTTCTGGAACGTGATCCCCGTATCGGCCTCGCCCGTGCACGAGATCGTCGGATTGGCGCCGGTCGCGGCATTCGTAATAGTGATCTCGTTCACCGCGCTTGCCACTGAGGCCAGGATGAGGAGTTGCTCCGCCTGGTCGTTGTGGAACTCGATACCGTTATCGGCCTCGCCCGTGACGGAGATGACGGGCTTGTTGCCCGTCGCTGCGTTGGCCACGGTGATCTCGTTCACGGCCGAGCCGGTGGCTGTGAACTTGACGAGCTCGTTTGCGTTCTGGTCGAGCAACGGCTGAGTGGCGACGAGTTTGACTCCACCACTGGTGGCCTGGCCGAGGAGAACCTGGCCAGTGCCCTTGCCTGCGAGAGTGATGGGGACGTTCGTCTCGCCCGTCGCGGCAACCGATGGACCATTGCCTGTCGCGGCATTCGTGATCGTGACCTCGTTCACGGCGGTCGGAGTGCAGGCCAGAATGAGGAGCTGCTCGGCCTGGTCGTTGTGGAACTCGATACCGTTATCGGCCTCGCCCGTCGCTGCGATGATCGGCTTGTTGCCGGTCGCTGCGTTGGAGACGGTGAGTTCGTTCACCGCGCTAGCAACTCGGGCCGTTTTCAGCAACTCGAGTCCGCCTCCGTCCTGGAGCGTGATGATGCCCGAGCCCTTCCCCTTGAGGGTCAACCCGACGTTCGTATCATCGCCACTCGCCACGATGGTGGGCGCTGCCCCTGTGACCGAATTGGTCACGGTAACCTCGTTGACGGCTGACGCGGTTGCGGTGATGCGGATGGACTCGTTGCCGTTCGCGTCATTGATCGCTGTAGTGATGATCGGCGTAGTCAACGCGGCATCCACGTCGATGATGACCTGGATGATGCTGCCGGACCCGGAGGCTGCCTCCAGGGCCTTGCCCACCTTGACGACGCCAGTCGCTGCGACTTTTCCGTCGGCCGCGGCAAAAATGTCCGCCTCGGTGGTGATGGCCCCGGCGGCCTCGATCTCGTGTGTGCCGGGCTTGTTCAGCAGCACGCCTGACAACGCGTCGCCGCTCGCTTCGGCGGTATCACTGACTGCGAGAGGGATTTCGCCCGCGTCGCAGTAGACCCAGGCGCCGCTGCCGTTGAGCCGAATGAGGCGGTACTGGGAGATGGCCTCCGCAGTCAGCTTGGTCAGATACGGGGAATCCTGATGTTCTCCGGCCATGTTTGTCTCCGTGTAATGATGGTTCTGATGATTCGCGAATAATGAGGACTTCAGACACTCGGCCTAACGCCGGCCGGATTTGAACCTGAGATAGGCGGCCTGCACCGCGGGAAATTGTCCGGCAATCGTACGCCGCGGGTTAGGGTCCCCGGCGCCCCGCAGTTCATCGACTTTCGCGAGGTACTCGCCCTCGGGGTCTCCTCCGGGGCCGTCGGTCTCAATCACGGCCAGGGGCTTCGCTCCGGTGGTGCCGACGAGTTTCTGGAGTTCCGCTTTTTCTGCGGCCGCGGCCTGCAACTGCTGCCGGAGCGTTTCGATCATGATTCGGCTCTGGCTGATCTCGGCGGCGAGGACCGCGTAGTGTGCGGAGCGGGCCTGCTCCGGCGTGTGCCCCGCTTTCCATTCGGCCCTGGCAAAATCCGGATGGTCCGGGAAAGCGGACTCCAACGCCTCGAGTGCCTCTGCCGGATTCGCCGCAGGTGGTTGGGGACTTTGCTCCGGCGACTTTTCGCCGAGCCCGAGGAACTTCTGAACTTTCTGCCAAGCGGACAATTCGTCCCCAGTGGGCAGATCTGGAGTCGCGGTCTGTTTTTCAGACATCGCTGTGACCTCCTCAGTGTGGATGGTGACCTGCCGTGCGGAACCGGCAGAAATGGATTGCGGAACGGATTCAAGCGACATCAAAGCCGCGATAATCGAGGCGAGCTGCTCGGCATACTGGGGCCTGGACGAGCCGTAGCGCTCGAGGAATGCGATCCAGTTCGTGACCTCGTATCCAGTGGCCAGCAATTCATCGAGAGTGCTCGTCGCATCCGCGGCGAGCTGCGCATCTCCGGAGAGCATCCCGCGGGTCGCCGCCCCTTTGTCGACGACATCGATTTCGCTGACCGCCTTGGGCCGCGACAGGCCACGTAACGGCTTCTCATCGGGAGCGGTGGCCGGCCGGCCGTCATGGTCCATTAGAAAAATTATGTCGTGCCGCATGACTATCGAATTCATCACGCTCGCCGGGTCGGACTCGATCCGGGATAACAGATAATCGGCTACGTCGCCCTTGCCGGGGATATCGTGGGCCGTGGGATCTAAATGAAGATCGCCGCGGATTTGCAGCCATCGTTCCAGTTTTGCCGAATGTTGGGAGGCCGCGCGCTGTTCTGCACTCGGGCTGAATTCCTCGAGGGTAAAATCTCGGTACCTGCCCAGGAAATTCGCGGGGTCCCCGTTGGATGAAAGTCCGGGATGGCCCAACCGTGACTTGAGGCCCTGCACGTTTGCGGCCATTAGTTTGTGCAGCGTGGAAAGGGCGTCGGCATCAAATTCGAAGTCGTGGCCGGTGACATTGCCCTGCTGGGCAATGACGGCTCCATGGATGATCTCGCGCTTCCGGTCCACCCCCACGTCGCGGGCGCCCGCGGCCGGCGGGGTCCGCAGCCACGCGGTCTCCGGATGCGCGGCGCTCGGCCTGAAAAGATGAGTGGTCACCGTTCAGTTCCTCCAGTGGGTGCGGTCTCTATCGTGCCCGAGTAATTGACGCGTGCGCCGCGCGGATTGAGGATGTCGCGCCAGGAAACCGGGGGCTGAAGCGCCGGGTAGCGGGCATTGATCGCTCCCGCCTTCGCTTGAGCGGACCCAATCAATAGACTGTTATCGTCGCAGGTCTCGCTGACCACCTCGTCCCATATCTGCTGGGTTTCGGCATGGATGTCGCGCGGGGACTTCAGGTGATTGTCCTGTACGATCGTGGCCGCATTGGCATCGTCCACCGGCTGAACGTAGGGCCATCGGGAGGGGCTGATTTTGTGGGAGTAGTACGGTGAGTTGAGGCCCGCGGCCGCCATCGCTCTCGCCACCCGACCGAACCGCGACAGGAATTGGAACATCTTCCAGACGTAGAGGGGGCGCCAGAATTGGGTGATGGACTCCTCCTGCAGGATGCGCCAGGCATCGCGGGCCGCGTCCAGCGCCCCGCGCCATCCGGAGAAATTGGTTTTGCTGGCATCCATCATCAGGATAATCCACGGCATGTCCTGCGACGCGCCGAGTTGCATGACAAGCTGCTCGTAGTACTGCATGAACTCCGGATTGGGGATCGGCGGCGCGTGTGCCTTATACCGGACGCCCTCCGGTAGCTCGACCGTCGAGCCGTGCTTCGGCAGATAATTCGTCTGGTGCGTGTCGTATTCGTCGGTATCGCCCGGCACGTTCTCCGAGCCGAGGGAGATTTTTGGACCCGGAGCACTGCTCTCTCGCTCGACAAATCCTTCCCGACTCGCCGAGAGCTGGGCCTTCAGGATCATGGCGAAATCCAAATCATCGACCATACCCAGTTTCACCATGACGGGGGCAAGCCACGGGATGCCACGATTAGCGGAGAACCGCTCGAGGTTGGCGAGTTGGAGGACGACCTGGAGTCCGTTCCCCGCATCGATGGGGTACCGGATGGCGGGGTTCTTAGTGGACTCGGCCGCGGCCACGGGGTTCTCGGCGCAGAGCCAGTAGGCGACCGGGGCGCCCCGGATCAACTCGACGCCGTTGACGATGTTCGCGGTTTGGGCGCGATTCTTTTTCGGGCTGATGCACCGGTCGGCCTCGATCATTTGAACCCGGCCTTCGGACGTGAGGATAGGGATCGTGTCGCCGTCTCTGGCCTCGCCGAACAGGCCGAGCCGCGCCAGTTGGGTGATGTTGCGGCGGCGCTGGTGATCGCACTCCCGCGGGTTTTGCGCCCACTCCTGCCACGCGAGATTCATTTCCGTGTTCAGGCCCTGGTCGGGTGTGGTCGGCGTAATGACGTACTCATGACGGACGACGTTGCGGGCGAGGCGACGAAACAGCATCGCGGCGAGGAGGTCATTATCGAACATGTGCCGGCTGCGCTCCCGCATCCGCCACAGGGGCATGGCCGTTAGATGCGAGTCCCCGGACCCACCGAGACCTCGCCGCTCGCGCATGAAACGATTGGTGGCGTCGCCAGCGTCATAGTGGAGGTGGGCCCGCGCGGCCTCCCGCTGGCCCTCCCATACGGTGGCCCAATCAGGCGGCGGATTGCCATTGTGCGTTGCAGTCATACGGGGCCTGTCCGGGTAAATCGGAGGTCGGGAACGAGGGTGCGGACGGATGCCTGGGTCTGTGCTGAGTCATTGAGCGCGAGCCATCTCTCGACCCGTGCCATTTCGTTTTCGATTTGAGCGACTTCCATGGATAGGGAGGCGCCGCCTTTGCTCGACTGCGCGGGCAGGAGCACTTTCAGCGCCCGACAGGCGGTCCGGAATGCCCGCGCTGATGCGATGTCGCCAGCGCCGTCGGACCAGTCAGAGTTCTCGAGGTATGCGGTTCGAGCGGCCGCGAGGGTCGAGTAGGTGGCCATTGCGGGATCAATCTAAGCATCGTGGCCCGCGTCCACGCAACCAAAACCGGCGATGGGAGATTAGATCACAGCGATCACTGCGATCAGTGCGGACATCAAAGCGCTTAACGATTTTGACGATTTTCGCTTTTTTCGTGCTCAGCCAGGTCGCGGAGAGGCTGCAGTTGTCACGCTCAGCGGTCCTCCGCCTCGCGTTCCTGTCCTACGCCCAGGGCCACAGAGATGCCAGCCCGAGAAATAATTGGGAGCGGGGGCGTCCCCTCAGCCACCCAACTCCACCTGGTCGATGATCCACATCATCACGTGCTGTAGTGTCCGCACGAGCATCTGGTCTGCCTCAGTGCGGCCCCGGTGACATTGCACGTGCTCGCCCCGCTCCTGGAGGGCATCGAGGATCGCATGTAGTTTCCGCCGTCGCTCGTGGTGCAACGGGACATCGATCCGCCGCACAGTCGGCAGTGGCGTATCTGCGGCCAACGGCGGGAACGGCAGCCGCAACGTCCCATTCCGAGTGTTCCCCGGCGGTGGCTGCGGCGCCCGCCTCAGATTCTCCAATTCCGCCAGTGCCTCATCGCGCTGGCGCTGTAACTCTTCATAGCTCGGTCGTCCCATTGGATTCACTCCTTATCGATCTGTGACGAGAAATGGTCTGCCGTCAGGCGTCGTCAGACCGTGATAATCGCGTTTCAATCCCCGTCGCCGGCGTCCCTCAGCCGTCATGGCCTCCACGGTTTTTTCAAGCGTCAGATGATAGGCCACCTTCCGAAAATACGCGTAGGCCAGGGCGTAGTACTCGCAGTCCCAAAGATGATTCTTTGCCGGCATCGTCTTCGGGACCCAACGCCACTCGGCATCGACTTGGATGCAGTGCTCCGATGTCATCTGGAGGATGTAATCGATCTCCACTCCGCGGTGTAGTCCCCAGTAATTTTCCGCCTCGACCGGCTGCCGGATGTGCGCATCCAATTGATCCTTCCACTCGTCCGTATTCAGCCGGAGATATTCGATGTCCACCACGTCGTCCCGCCATTGGAATTTGAGCCGCGAGAGTCGCCAACTCTCCGGCATGCGTTTCTGTCCACCGTGCCCGCGGACCGGTACGATTCGCGAATCCGAGAGCGAAAATTCATAGACCCGGTTCCGCAGCACTCCGCCCAGGCGCTGCTTCTCCGCCAATTCAACGTCTTCCCCCTGTTCCTCCCGGGGGCGGAAAACCTCGCCGCCGCCCGCGTCGATGACCAGCACGCTCGGCGACATCCCAGGCAACCGATTATCCGAACATGGATACGCCGCAGTCAGGCCCACGGTCCGCAACTCCTCGAACGTTTGCACCTGGCCGTAGGCCACGAGTTGCGATTTGTAGGCCGGTCCGAAGGCGCGCACGACGTACCAGAATGAATCTTTTTGAGTATCGGCCGCGGCGACGAGGTAGGTTGTCCACGGCGGGATGGTGCCCGGCGCCGGCGCGCCCTCGACTTTTTCCTTGAAAACATGCGACGTGATTCGCTTCGAATCCGGCTCATAGATCCAGCCCAAGAAGCTGGAGTAAAAATTTGACATCGCTCTCGGCCGGCCGATGGCCGAGAGGTAGATCGATGCGAGCTCCGAGAACGTCACCCATGGCGAGTACAACGCGGTCACGTGATACCCGATCTGTCGGGTCGCTCGGTCGAGCCCGTTCCATTGGAGGGCTCCGTATCGGTAGGGCGGCGGGTCGTCGATTTCCGCGGCCAGCGACTTCTGTAGTTCGTATTCTTCGTCGATGTCCGCCTGCGTGATCTCCTCCTCGGGGCCGGCCCAGACCCCGCGGAGATTCATGTCGCGCTTGTGCTCCTCCGTCAGCCTCGCCGAGCAATGGATGCACTCATACCACGCCAGATCACGATTCTCGATGATGGAGGCCGCCAGCCGATATCCGTGCTGCTCGGTCATGTCGTCGGGCCAGCGCACCTGAGACCACTGCATCACCTGATATCGGCCGCAGACGGGACACGGTACGTGCCAGGCGAATCGCACGAGGACCGTCTCCCACAGCCGCCACATGCGGCCGTGTCGAGAACGGGGATGGCCGAAGATCGCGATGCTGGCCCGATCCCCGTATGTCCGGGTTCTCAGTTTCGCGAACTCGACGATGTCGATTGGTCCCGTGTCGCTCATATCCTCGATCTCGTCGAACCGCATCCGCCTGAACGTCCGGCCGGTCAAAGTCGTGATGTTTGAGGACCAGACCAAATCGATCTGGCAATCGTACAGTCGGATTCGGCGCCGGGCGAGATTTGCCTTCCGGGTGCCGAGCTTCCGCTGCAGGGCCGGCGTGTTCGACACCATCGGCCCTATCTCGATTTCCATCGCCTTCTCTGCATTGGCACGCTCGGGCCAGACGTACGCCAGGTTTCCGGGGTCGTTCGCCAAAGCGTACGCGTCCGCCACCTGGATGGCCTTCGAGATGCCGACGCGCTGCGCTTTCAGGATCACTACCTCCCGATAACTCTGCACGGAGTCCACGATCGCGCGGCAGAAAGGCGTTCGCTCGAATTGGTACGGTCCCGGCTCGGCAGACTCCTCCTCGGTCAGCGTGACGTTATCCTCCACCCAGACGGATGCCAGCGCATGTGGCGGGACAGTGAATCCCGACAGAACCCTGGCGTTTGCGGCGAGCGCGGACGTCAGGATTCGATAACGCGAGCCATCAGTTTTTCGAAGTCGGCGGCCACGTCTTCGGGCACGAGGACCTTGCCGTGCTGCATGCGCTCGAGCAGCCATTGGTAATGTCTCATCAGGAGTTTACGGAGATCGGTGGCTGTCCATTTCTGACCTTTCAGAACCGCCACGAGTTTCGGTATCTGCCCAAAAATGTTCGTCTTGATCTCGAGGGCCATCGCACACTTCTCGGCATCGGCACGTTCTCGTGATATCAGTTCCATTTGCCGCTCGCCGCGATCGAGTTCCGCAATGTCCGCCTGGACGGCGGTGAGCCGAGTTTTCTCTGCCCGGTATTCCTGGACCTCCTCGATATCCGACGGGCGTCCCATTTTGATTGCCCGAGAGTAGAGGTAATTGATGAGCGCCCATAGGTTGTACCGTTTCGCTTTCGTCGCCAGGCCGTTTGAGATGCCGGGACAGAACTGTTCGAACTCGATGAGCCGAGCGCGGCCCAGCTTCGCGGCGTGCGCCACAATGTCCCGCTGGAGTACCCGGTCCGCCTTTATCCATCCCGCATCGGACAGCAGCATCTCCACATCCGGCCGTTTCCCATCTATGGTTTCCTGCAGGATCGTTTCGAAGGCAAGGCGTTCGGACCGGCCGAGAGCGGGCAAAGGCATTCGTCATCGTCTGGGTTTTGTGCGGTTCAGCAATTTCGAGAATCGCCGCGGCAGTTTCGGCTGAGGCCGTCCGGTATCGTCGTCGTGTCGTCGTCTGAGCATCGGGACACTCGCGTCAGTTCATCGCCGCATGTTGGACATATTTTGGTGAAAAAAAAAACACTTTTACACCGAAACCAAATACC